GCGTCTTCCTCTTCTACGGAGTAGGATTCGAGCTCTCCATGCGACTCGCTCAGATCGATGAAGAGATCGTTCGTCGAATCTGGAGACGGGGCCGCCGGCCAGCCTTCCGTGAGATACCCGGTAATCCCGTTGCCCAGGATCGCGTTCGATGGGATGCCGCCTTCTCCCCCGACGACCGAGCCGCTCGAGGTGATCGGCGCCACGGGGTTGTAGCTGCTTCCGTCGTCCGTCGAGACGTACACGAAACAGCCGCCGTAATCCGGGGTGACGGGAGGGCTGCCTTCGGTCGCGCCGCCCGAGACCGCCAGCCACAGTTCGTTTTGCGTGTTTCCGCCCGCGAGTCTCGGGACAGGCTCGAAGATGACGGGAGGATTGACCGAGCCGGGATTGCCCCCGGTTTGCGGGATGTAGCCCTGCTGAGCCGTGGCCGGCAGCGCCAGGGGCGCGTAGGTTCCGTAGATGAACGGCTCCGCGGTGATCTTGATGCCGAATTTCTCGTCTTCCTCCGCGGTGAGGATGCGCAACGGGATCTTGATGTAAGGCACGGGCTGCGTTCCGCCTGGTCCTTGGATCGCCGGCATGGTGGCGGATTGCGGAATGGTGATGAGATCGCCCGGCTCCAGCAGCTTCCATTTCGCCACCAGCGGGAATTCGTACTGGTTGCGGACGTAGTTGGCCAGGCGCACTTGGATGTCCAGGTACATCCGCGAGACCGCGGGCGACTGGAACATGTTCATGGTCTTCGGCGAGTCTTTGCGCGGCCCATACAACGCCACCGCGCCCGACTCGGGCTGAGACACGACGATCTGGTTATACTGGCTTGCGCGGTTGGGATGCTGCACCGAGAGGATATCGGGGACGTTCACCTGCGCCTTGCGCGTGACCGTGACCGGGGGAGTGTCCGATTGCCCGCCGGTGTTGAAGTCCGCCTCGACGAGATCGACGACGGGGCCCGGGGCGGTAGGCGCGTTGTACACCGCGCCATTGCCGACGGCCGAGACTTCCGAGCGCGCGATGGACTTGAGCGAGAAGCCGGACCATACCGGCCACGCGTCCATGGCTTCGTAAAGCTGCCCGATGATATCGGAGCCTTTCACCTGCGAATCGAGACACAGCGATCCCACAAGGCCGGCCGCGCGGCATTGGTTCCTTACGATCTGGAGCGAAGGCTTGTCGAGAATGTCGCCGATCACGTTTCCGTAAGCAGGGGGGTAGTTCGGAGGCTGGGAGCACTTAAACGCGAGCAGCGCGACGTGCTGCGCGGCGTGCCCTGCGACTGACGGGGCGGTGTATTTGTACGTGCCGGGAAATTGCACGATGCGGGACTGAAGCTGATAAAGCGACGGGGGAACTGTGCCTGACGGGGCGTCGGGATTCAGGAGATACTGCCAGAGGGTTTGCGGGTTGACCGCCCCGCCGCCGTAGCCACTCGTTTGAAAATCTCCGTAGGCCAGGATGTACATGGGCGTGGCCTGCGCCCCGGAAGTGGTGATGGAAGCCGAGTTACCGGCGGCCGCTATCACCGCATCGATCGTGTCCACCCCCGCGATTTCGAGCAGCGTGACCTGCGCGCCGGTTTCGAGTTCGGAGGAATTCGAGACGGAAACGGTCGTGCCTTTGCCGCCGATGCCCTTGAACGCTTTCGCTTGCGCGTACCAGATCTGGATATTGTTGTTCGCCGCGAAGACGGGAGTCCAGGTGTTGTTCCCGAAATCTGCGTCTGAAATCGTCAGTTCCGCCGATCCGGTTTGCGTGGCGATCACCACCAGCCAGTTGCCCGCCACGTTGGGCAACGGATAGAACCACGGCGGGAGATCGTCTTCGATCAGCGTCGGCTCGAAGATGTAATTCGCCTGTTGGACGCAGCGCGGATTCTGCGCGCAGTTCAAGCCGTGCTGAATGGGAGTCTGCGGATTGTCCGCGCCAAATCCGGCTTGTGTCGCGCCGTAGAACAGATCTTCCACGATGTCCGCGAAGTCCGCGTCCGCGCCGCTTCCGTCGCCCGCGATACCGGTGAAGGGTCCCGAAGGATTCACCGGAAACGCGCCCTCTACTTCGACCGAGACTTGCGGGAAGGTTTGGGTCGAACCCATGGCGAAGGATTCCGAACCGGCCCCGAAGTAATGCGGGTAAACGATCTGTTCGTCGCTCAGCGGGTTAACCGTCCCGCTGAAAACGCCGAAGAATTCGGGACCGTCCCCCAGCTCCTGTTCGACGACGAGATTCAGCGCGCCGATGGGCGTGTCCGCGTTGGACTTCTGACCGTTTAATCCGAGGTTCGTTTGCAGGATGTTCTGGCTGACTTCGTCGAAGTTCGGGACCTGCGCGTAATACACGTTCAAGTCCCAGCCGCCGATGGGCATGGTTCCCAAGGGGCCGTAGAGCAGCTCGATAGTCGCGCCGTTCGCGGGCGTCCACCAATAGGCGAAGGGGTTGTTCCGGCAGGCGGAAGAGTGCGCCGGGTCGGGGCCGCTATAGGCCGCGTTCCAGAGCGGGACTTCGTAGCTTCCCGTGAGCGTGGAGGGGCCTTGCGCGCCGTAGTCGTCGAAAGTGACCGATCCGGCCCAGGCTCCGTCCACGTAATAGGGCACGGTGACGGTGACCGCAACCACGGCGTAGAGATGCGGGTCGGGAACGGCGAAAGAGGCGGGAGAGGTAAAGCTGAATTCCGTGGTGTATTTGACGAAGTTCAGGATGAGCCACTGGTTTTGGTTCACCCAGGATTGCAATATAGTGGCAGCGGGATTGTGGCAGATCAGCCAATCCGTGTTAGCGACGTAGTCGGGCGCGCCCTTCGATTTCTTCGCTTTCTTGCCCGATCCCAAGCGGACGTTGGCCATCCAGATGAGGTACATGGCTCCCTTGGTCTGTCCGTAAATCAGCGGAATGGTAGAGCCGTAGCATCCGCTGTTGACGGTGGCGCCGAGGGCCACGGGACGAATTCCGCTTTGGGGTTTGCCGCCTTGCATGGGAAAATTAGGTTGATGGTGGAGTTAGCTGAGAGCATCGCCCGGCGCGCTCATCACGGGCAGACCGAGGAAAGCACCGGAGATCCTTACATCAGGCACGTCCAGCGCGTCGTGGCGATGGTCGACGGGAATGAAGCGAAGGCCGTCGCTTGGCTGCACGACGTGATCGAGGATAGCCCCGTAACAGCCGCGGGCCTGTTGGCGGCGGGACTCCCCGTTGCGATTGTGTCGTCGGTGACCTACTTGACGCGCCTGTCCGGCAGTTATGCCGAGTACATCGAACGCCTCAAAGCATCGGGGGATAGTGTGGCGATATCGGTTAAAATTGCGGACCTGAGAGACCATCTCCGGCCCAACTGTCCGGCGCGCCTGCGTCCGCGCTATGAAGCCGCCTGGTCGGTTCTCACTTCGGAACCGCTGCCCGCGAACGGATCGAACACCGCGATTTCGTGAAACGCCCACATCGGGTGTCTCGTGGCGTCCGCTTCCCGCACTCCGCCGTCCTTCAACGCATGCGCGATGATCGGCCACTGAAGCACGATTCCCCCGTGGTTGTACTTCCGCGATCCCACCACGCGCGATAGCACCAGGTTGCCCGGCTCGATCTTCGAAGATCTACACGCCACGCCTTCCATGGCTTTTTGCGCGTGCCTCAGCAGCCTCAGCATGTAGCGCTCTTCGGCCGCATGCAGCCACCAGTCCATCCTGTAAACGCCCAATCCGCCGTAGACTGCCGCTTCCGTCGAGAGGCCGGCTTCGATCAGGCACTCGCCTAGAAACGTGGCGCAGTCCACCCCGACGCCCTTCAGCCTTGCGCCACGATGGTAGGGCGTGCCGAGGAAGGAGCGGGCTATCGATACGAGATGGGCGCGCCCGATCGCCGATCCGGGCGATGTGCGATCGATTCTATGATCCGCCAAGGGAAGGACTGGGGACATACAGGAATCCGTCAAACGCTTCGGGATCGTCGGATTCATCGACGGGCGCCGGAGCGGAAACATAGAACGTATCCACGCCTGGCGTCGGGGGAAATGGTAGCGGGGCGTACAGAATGAACTGATTCAGATAATTCTCGTCGCCGATTGTGATGCCCACGTTCTCTTGGATTGCAGACCACACCGTGGGTCCCAGCGTCCCGCCCGCGTTGAACACGAGATAGCCGCCTCTCAGCACGTTGGTTCCGAACTGGTGATGCGGCCCGATGTTGGTGCAGTCTCCGATGACGACGGTCGTCGAATCCCCCGCGATCACGTTGAACTGCGGAATAGTGCTGAAGCCCGCGGGCGGGGTGGCGCCCGAATAGGCCGCGGATTGCGAGTACATCTCGATCACGTTGGTGGGAACCATCTGGTTCACCACATCGAGAAACGAGGAAACCGAGAAGACGATGCTGCCCCTCACGACCTTGCACTGGCCGATCCTTCCCCCAAAAAGCGTGGAACAGCCATAGGTCATGGCGTCGCCAGGCGAAGGCATGTAGCAGGACCAAACCCTTACCGGAGTGTTGTCGTAATAGCCCTGCTGGGCAAGCTGCCAGGGATTGGAGGTCTGGGTTGTGTAGCCGTAGGACGTGTTTTTGGGCGTCCAGGTGAGCGAGAGGGTTTGAACGTCCAGGCCGGTTTTCGTCGTGACGGTACCGCGCTTGATGGCCGCGTTCAGGAAGGGCTTGTCTCCCCAGACCGGCCAGGAGACGGGCGATTCGTAATCGGTCAACCACAGCGCGTTGGGATCTTCCGGGTACCCGATCAGGTACAGATTGCACAGCCGGAAGAGGTTATTCGCCTTCAGGAAGGCGAGCGTCGCCGCGGTGGAGTCCTGACCGTAGCCGTTGATGACTTGGCGCATGGGAAGATTGGGGAATGGAATTCGGGACGGGCGAGCTTTACGCCGATGGATCGCGAATCGGTGAACCAATGAACGTCACGGTTGATCTGGCGTCGGGGCCTTCCGAAACGCGGATTAGCTGGACCTGCAAAACCTGTGGCGGGTTTGGGGTGATAAGGCCGAAGACGGGCGTCTTTGATCTCGACGCAGCAGCGGCGCACCACCGGCTGCTTTATCCGTACTGCCCGAACTCGACGGAAAAATAATTTTCGCGGGGCTGCGAAGGGGCTTGACAACATCGTCAGAATCGACGATGCTGGTAGCCTATGGCCCACCACTACGAAGGCGGAAAAAACGGCTCCGGCGTCTATCAGAAGCTCATCAACCGGATGCCTCCCCACGAGGTCTATATCGAGCCGTTTCTCGGCTCCGGGGCGGTCATGCGGCTGAAACGGCCGGCGCGGCTGAATATCGGCGTGGACCTGGATCCCAAAGCGCTCGAAAAGGCGGTACCGCCGGCGCTATCGCCGTCCGTGGCGATCTCGGCCGCCCCCGTCGCAACCTTCGAGTTGCGCCGGCGCCGTTCGGCAAGACTGGCGTTGCCGGATCCGCTCGTTCAGTTCGGCATGGGGCGGTCGAGGTTCGAATTATTCCAGCACGATGGCATCGCGTTCCTCGAATCCTACGCGTTCACGGGCTTGGAACTGGTCTACTGCGACCCGCCTTACGTGATTTCGACGCGCAGCAAAACCAAGCACGGCTGCGGGGGATATTTGCGGTACCGCTTCGAAATGGCCGACGTCGACCATCGCCGATTCCTGCGAGTGATCCAGGATCTCCCGTGCCGGGTCATGGTGTCGGGCTACGATTCCCCGATGTATCAAGCGGCGCTGAAAACGTGGATCCACTCGACGTATCAGGCGATGACGCGCAAGGGGCTGAAGACCGAATCGCTGTGGTGCAATTTCGAGCCGCCCGAGGAACTGCACGATTACAGCTATGCCGGGAAGGACTACCGCGACCGGGAGCGCATCAAGCGCCTGGTGGCGCGGGAAATCGCCAGGCTGAACCGCCGCCCGCCGCTCGACCGGCGCGTGTTGCTCGCGGCGATAGCTGACATCGACCGAACTGGCGATGGCTCCGGAGGCACCGCCCGATTTGGCGATTAGGACCGGATCGCCGGAACACTGCCGCTGCTGGCCAGCCGCGCCGGACTGCCGCTGCTGGCCAGCCGCGCCGGGAACTGGCGAGCGGGTACCAAGTGCGAATCCGGTGCGCTACGCCGCCACGGGCCGCGAACAGGTGAGCTTCAGTGTGCCCGTCCCGTTGCGCGCATTCTCTCCCCCGATGGTCCAAAGCTCCTGCATGAACTGTTCGAAGTCCACCGTGTCGGTATTCAGTCGCACCCGGAAGTAGAACTGGAACGCCGCTGAAATCGGCGGGGTGGGCTCGCTCGCCCACTGGATCACGAGGCCCATCCACGAGTAGCCCGGCGGGGTTGCGGGAGCGATGGAAATTCCCGGCCCGATGATCGTGTAATCGGTGCCTTCGGTCTTTTCGATCCCATCCGCGTAAACGGATATCGCCCCGTTCAAATCGGTGATGTCCTCGTAGAACAATCCGCCCATGTTCCGCTGAATCGGAGAGTAGTAGATCGGCGGAGATCCCCCGTCGTTCACGAGCAACAATTCCGCTTGCGGATTCGGCTCGGGCGGAGAAGCTGCTGTCATCGCAGGACCCACCGTGTCGTCGGACGGGTCGTCGAGCAGGATATCTCCGAACTGCCCTTGCGCCGCCATGACGAAGCCCATCAGGTATTCGATGTCCGTGTAGGGCGCGTAGGCCATGGTGTTTCCCGCGCCCTGGAATGCGTCCATGATCCACTCGTACATCAGGGTGAAAGTCCAGACCGGGTTATACGTCTGGGCAATGCGGACTTCGTTTTTCGCGGGTGACGATTGGACGATGTTCTTCCCGCCCTCCATCGACTTCAGCACGGTCCAGGCGAGTCCCTGGATTTGATTGGGCCACACGGGGATGCTCATGAGTTATCCAAGATTCAATCTTCAAAAGCTCAGGAGTTGAAGGCCGCCTGCATCTGTCTCATGCGCGAAAACAGGTAGGACGCGTGCTCGTCCACGTCGTCGCGGGTCATGGGGTGATTGATAATGGGCTGGTAGTTCACATGGAAGGTGTGGCCGGATGAGGAAGCTTGCGGGCCTCCATTGTTCGCAACATTCAATAGCATGGAGGTGAGCGAGCGGGGTAGGATGCCTTCCTTTTCGTGGGCTAGGACGAAGCCGGTGCGGGGGATGATGCCGCCGGACGCGAAGCCCGCAGTTGCCGCGCCGGTGGCGCCGGGAATCAGTTCCCCGCTCGTGAGGCCGCCCGCAATGTCGGAAACGCCGCCTGTCAGTGCGTTCACCGCGGCTGCAACCGCCAGTTCCACCAGCAACTTCGTAATGACCTGTTCGATGGATTTGATAACATCCATCGCCAACCCCTGCCAGATCTGGGTGACCGCCTGCGCCATGGTCTTGTGGCCTTCGATCACGCTATTGAGGCTGTTCGTGATCGTGGACGCCATGGAGGTGAAAAGCTGGTTGAAGCGCTGGGCGATCTGGTTATCCTGCTGCTGCTCGATCTGCTCGATTTTATTGGCGGCTTCGCGGGTAATCTCGATCTTTCTGTCCTGGGCGGCTTTATAATTTGCGGTATCTTGCAACCCGAGCGCTCTGAGTTTGGCGAGCTGCTGATCCACTATCTGCAATTCCTGCTGCTCGGCTGCTTCGACGGCCGCGATTTCGTCGCGTGCCCATTCGGCTACGCTCATCCGATGGTGTTTCAGCTTTTCGTCGTCGAGCCGTATGGTGCTTTCGAGGATGCTCCGCGCTGTCTTTTCGGCTGCGCTGGCTTCCTCGTCCGCGAGCTTTCTGGCGTCCTCGATAGCCTTGCGGTCGCCCTCCGCGCGGATGGCCGCGAGCCTGGCCTGGTGGTCTTTTTCCGCCGCCTCTATTTCGCCGTTGAGCGTCAGAATGGCAGCGGCGTATTTCTCCGGCTCTTTCTGATCTTCGGCGAGTTGCGCCTGAAGCTTGGCGCGATGCGCGTCGGCGCGCTCGTTTTCCGCGGCAATCAGCAGGGCGGTTTCCTGATCCGCGGTGGCCTTGTGGGATGCGTAGGATTCGCGCGCGGTCTGATCGTCCAAGCGGACCTGGGCATCCGCTACCTCGGCCGTGGCGTCGATCTGCGCCATGGCGACTTCGCGGGCCTGCTTCTTTTGATCTGCGGCGAATTTGGCCTGGTTGGCGGCTTTCTCTTGCAGGTTTCTTACCGCGGCGTCGAAGCTCTCGGATTCCAGGCCGGTGACTTGCGGAGTGACGTTCTGGCCAGTCGTGGCGTGCTCTTTATTCAGCAGAGCGATGGAATCGTTTACGTACCTCTGGATTGCGGCGAGCTTCAGATCGGAGACGGTGTTCAGATCTTCAAGTTCATCCTGAGCCGAGATTTTATAGTCCGCGCGGGCTTGCTTGATTCCGGCCTCGCGGGAAGCCAGCAGATCGAGGTCGCGTTTCTTTTGCGCGTCAACAGTGGCCTTGTCGTCCGCTTCTGCCTCTTTGCGCGACGCCGCGGCCAACTCGCGGCGGGCGCGCTCCACTTCTTCGTTTGCCGAGATGCTCTTGGCGCGCAGATCGTCCACATAGGCCTGCTGCTTCTTGACAGCCTCTTCAGCCTTTTTAATTTCGTCCTCGGTCTGGAAAACGGGGAGTTCACCCGTCATCGCGTAATGCGCCGCCAGCGCCGAATCGATAGCCGCAGCCTTGAACTTCAGCAGATGCGCTTCCAGTTGATCGAGCTTGGCCTGCTGCGACTCGATGCCCGCGCCCTTGTCGCCGTTGATGGCCTGGTGATATTGCTTCGCGTCCGCCTCCGCGTTTTTCAACGCAAGCGACTGCTTAAGCAGGCCTTCCGTCCCGATTTCCGCGGCTTTGCGGTGCGCGGTTTCGATGCCGAACAGTTCCAGGCGCAACTTGTTCATCGCGGCCACAGTTTCAAGAATTTGCTCCTTGTATTGCGCGACGCCCATCCAACTCTCGATCCATTCCTTGATTTTTGGTATCTGCTTTTCGAGCGCTTCGCCCAAAGCAATCACCGCAATGGCCGGGAATGCCACCTCCAACGCAGCCGCCACGCCGCCGATACTAGCCAGAAACGATCCGACCACGCGCGGAATCCCAATCCCGATGTCCTGCCCCAGGCCGCGGGCCAGCAAACTCGTGGAGATCATCGAATTCCCAAGCCGTTGCGCCCCCCCCGTGGCCGCTTCCTGTGCCGCTGCGAGTGCCGCGGAAGCGACCGCCGCATCGCGTTTAGCTAGCGCCAAGCGCGCCAGCGCCGCAGTGTCGTCGTCCTCCGCTTCCTTGGCGGCCCTAGTTGCAGATCGAACACTCGATTGCGCCGCACTCAGACCGAGCGTGGCTTGTGCAACCCCAACCCAACTCGACGCAATTTGCGTCGTGGACGCCTTGGACTCCGCGGCCAACCCCTGAAACGCCGCGGACATCTGCCCCGCTTGCGCGCGGACACTTCCCGCGGCCTCTTCCATGCCCGCTTTCAATTCCGCCACGTTGACGGATGCGCCGATTTGGAGAATGCCTGCCATGAGGTTTTACACTGGAGACTATGAGCGGGCCTGTTGTGGGACAGATCGACGTGCGCCTGAGCCGCAAACGCAAGACGGTGACGATCAAACAGCGCGTGAAAAGCGATCTAGGCGTCTACTTTAGCCACGGCGCTAGGCAAATGGTGAAGGTTAGGACCACGCCATATGGCGGCCAGTACACGCAATGGGGAAGCGAGTACCGCTTTTCGGCGACGGACGCCAAGGCGCGCCGCTGGGTGCGCATCATGTACGTGTGGGAGCTTGACTCAGCTTCTTCTGAACTGCGAGCGCCTTGTCCGCCATTGCCCGCAGATGCGCCGGGAGCTTCCGCGACGCCCGCATCGCGCCGGTATCGGCCGAGAGCGCCTGCATCTGCATGAGCGCTTCGTCGCGCGTTTTCGGACGCGCTGCGCGCTCTTCGGGGGGTTTCAGGTATTTCGCGGCGAGGATTTCATCCGCGGAGGGGTGGCGATTGAGCGAGGCGATCAGATCGAACGCCCGCACGACGCACATCCTGTCGATGTATTCGAGCGTCCAGCCGGCCGCCCGGACCAGGCGCAGGTAAAACCAGTCCCAGTCGATTTCTTGGGAGCCGGCCGCTATTCCCCCGGCTTGGCCGGCCGCATGCCGCTGCCGCGGGAGATCGCCTGGATGATGGGCACAATGTTGGCCGCGTCGAGCATGTCTTCGAGCTGCTCTTGCGTCAAATCGGGGTAGTTGCGCTGCATGGCCGCGAGAATCGCGGGGAGCCGTTCATCGAGGCCCTCGTTGATGACCCGCGTTTGCTCTTCGACGGAGGCGTCCTTCGCGATGGGCGTGGACTTTGCCAGGACCGGGAAGAATTTGCGGAAGTGCTTCACGGAAAGGCCTGGAATCGTCCAGACCTTCCCGTTCATGTAGATTTGCTGCCCCTCGTAGGGGAGTTGCTGTGTCTGGTCCATGGCTTATCCGAGATCGGCGTACATGGCGCCCAGGTTGCCCGCCTGGTCGCAAGACGCGTCGAATTCCAGATCCGAGATCCAGAAGTCTTCCTGTTTGGTCGGGATGGAGAACGTCCCGATGATGCAGGAATTGAGCTGGATACCGAAGAGCTGGTTTTGAAACGTGTTGAACAGGAGCGCCTGGAACTGCGGAGCGTAGCCCATGAACTGATTCGCGAGGGCAATGGTCACGCCGCGCGTCGAATTGAACCAGGTGTAGCTGATGTAAATCTCGGTCAGCGCCGCTACGTCCGCCGCGGAGAACGTGTACGTCCCGCCGCTTTCAGTGTACTGCCCCAGCGCGGGCGTTCCCGATGGCAGCTTGGTGAACTGCTGGTTGGTGGAAGCGTTCACGACGCCGTAGTCGGTCGTGAAGTTCGCCTCATTCAGCACCGTGATGGTGGTGGTGGGAGGGGAGCCGCCGCCGATGGTCCAGGCTTCCTGCTCCGCGAGAATCTGCATGCCCGTCGATTGGGCCTGGCCCCAATAGAGCTGGTTGAGCATGGTTGGGTCTTGCGTGGCGAACTTGCCTTTCGCGGTCACGTCGATCTTGCCGCGGGCCTTGGCCACCGCCATCTGCTTCTGGCCCCAGAGTTTCTTGATGTCGCCCTTCACTGTGAGCTGGCACTCTTGTAAAGTACCGATCATGTAGGGCGTGGGATTGGCTGCGAGGTTTCCGGCGTTCGGGAGAGCTACGAGGACGCCGGTGCCGAATTGATAATTGGGCATTGAGTGATGCTCCTTTTGGTGTTTTGGAAATTGGCGTTTCCGAATCGCCGGGTTTACGGAACTAAAATGTGGACGGGAATGAGCGCCGCGGCCTGCTGGCCGTACACGCCCGGATCGACGCTGACTTCGCCCTCAATCCAGCAGTGCCTTACGAGTCCCCCGAGCGTCTGGCGGTTGAATCCGCCATTGGGGAACGCGGGGGCGAGCGCGGTCCGGACCGCGAGAATCAGATTGTTGATGACGGTTTCGGTAAGCTCCGTCTCTTCCCCGGGAGGCTGATTCAACGCGCTGCCGAAGGCATACACAATCAGCAGGGCCTTGAGCGTGACTTTGCCGGGGGTTCCTTCGGGGCGGGGATTGTCCACCGCTCCCACGCCGATACTGAAGAGCGCGGGCTGCTGGGCCGGCCCCAGCTCGTCGGGCGATACGTGCCGGCGCCCCACGGTGACGAAGGTGGGAGGCGAGCCCTGGAGCTGCTGCTGAAGCAGCGCGAACAGCGCCGCGTAGATCGGCTCCGCGTTGACGACTTGAAGCTGGCTAGGCATCGGGGTATAGTGAGTGCATGGAAGAGAACGCCCTTCGGGATGAGACGGGCATCAAGTTAGAAGGGCCTGAGACTGTCGCGGTGCATCTGAGCACAGCGGCGACTGCGGTGTTCCTCTGTGTCGATCAGGTTTTGCCGCGCTTCGACTACGTCCTATTTCGATTAGGCGGACAAACCGTGGGCAGCTTCAGCACAGGAGCCGTGAGCGGTTGGCGGATCGTGGCGAGCGGGCGGGATCGCTGCGCCTTCTGCGGCGCGCCCATCAAGTAAGCTGGCTAGGCGCTCAGCGCCTCTTCCACGCGCGATTTCAGCCGCTCGAAGAATTCCGCCTGATACCCTTCTCCGGTAGCGAAAAAGAACGGCTTCGCGCCAATCGAGAACGCCTTGTGCGCTTTCCGTAAGTCCGTATCCCCGCCGATTTTCATGGCCATGAGCGTGTCTTCGACGGCGGGAATGTTGACGCCGTATTCGAGCCAATAGTGCGGCTGCTTTCCCCGGTTGCGGGGCTTGTAGATCGCGGCGATCGCGTCTTCGGTTTCGATGACTCTTCCCGCTCTTCCGAGGATGCTGGCCAGCCGGTCGTTATCTTTCTCGGGCCGCGGGTCTGGAGGATGCGCACTCGCGGCTTCGACTTCGGCCTGCCGCAAGCCTTGCACGCCGTCCTTCATCCCCAACCGGACGCCCACCAGGATGCGTTCCTTCAGGTGATCGATGTAGGAGATGGACTCGTCCACCGACGTTTGGCTGAGGTTGAAGAGGATCATCGCTGCCGCGCCTTAGCCATGGCCAGCTTCTTATCCATGTCGAGCAAGGGCACGCGCTCCGGAGGCGTTTGCAGCGGGTCGTATCTGCGATACCGTTCGATGACGCGTTTGACCGAGGCGGGAATTTCGCTTTCGGGCGTGGCCACGGTTTCACCCGACGCCATGTGCTTGTTGGTCTGGCCGATCCACTGGCGAGCTTTGTAGCGGTAGGACACCCACTCGATCACGGCCTGCGCTGCATCGCCGGGAACGGTGGCATATCCGGCGTTGTAGGTGATCGAGTATTCCCGCTCGTCCAGAAACGTGTAGACCTTCCCGTCGAAATACAGTTCGTACCTGCGCTCCGGGTCCACGTCCATGTCGATCCACCAGCCCGGCTGCACATCGTTCTCGGATTCCGGGATGGCTTCGAGGTCGCCAACATCGAACCAGGTGTACGTGATCTGCACCTGGATTTGGGCTGCCACATCCGCAGCGGAGAACAGGTAAGTGCCCGTCGAGGGATTCACGCTGTACTGCCCTGCCTGCAAGGTTCCTTGCGAGACGAACGCGAGCGGGAGGCCGGTCGCCACGTTCACAACGGCTGCATTGTGATTCAGCGGACCCGGAGGCCCGTCGTGCATAAAGTTCGCCGCGTTCACCACTTCGACGGTGAGGACGGGCGGGGGATCCAAACCGAGGGTGTAGGTCTCGACGGCCTGCTCGATGCTGGTTCCCGTCTGCGGCGGGGAAGCTCCCCCTTCGATCAGCGACACATTTGTGATCGAATTCAGCGGCCAGTGTCTCAGCACCATCAAGTCGCCGCCGTCGCCTTCCCGCACTTCCTGATAATCCAATGCGGGGTAGAAGTCCGGGCGCTTGATTTCGTTGATGAAGTCGAGCGAGACGGACGCGATGAGCGCATTGAGTATCGCGTCGTCGCTCGTCTGCCCCGTGGGGATAGTGAGCCACGAGTGGATGTCCGAGAGTTGGCAGAGGTTAGCCACGTGTCGCCGCCCAATCTTCCATGCGCAGACTCCAGAGCAAGCGGTCTACGCCTTCGTGCTTCGAACCTGTCTGGTCGGGATTTTTGTCCCACGCCCTTACCAACATGCGGATCGCCTGCTTCACCCGAGAAGGCACGGAGGCCGCGCTTGTTCCGTAGCCCGCCGTGTAGTTGATCTGCACCGCGTTGGGAACGTAGAGGACGGCGGGCCAGTTCTGCCCGGAGTTCGGGAACAGCCTGCCGGGTTCGGTGGAATTATCCACGACAAAATCGCCCTGCTGGTTCGCGGGCGTTCCCGGAAGCAGCGTCTCAAGCTCCCCGGATTCCGCGTCCACGTACTGAATGTTCGTGACTGTGATGAGTGGCGGACAGAAGAGCTTTATCATCTGCGAGTAGTTCCAGAGGGTTGTGGAATATCTCGGCAGCGAGTAGTAAGCGGGCGGATAGGCCTGCTGGCTCATGACCGTGTCCGTGTAATACGGGAACGAATCCAGGCACATTTGCAGCCCGGTGGCGATAAAGACGCGCCGGGTGAACATCTCGCAGTACTCCCGCGCGGCTTTCACCGTGTCTCTCAGCCGGGTGGCGAGATTGGAACTGGTGACGTGATCGGAATCTTCCCAAGGTCCATAGCCGAGCATCACCTTGACTTCGGCGAGCGAGAGCGGCTCGACAGCGGGCGGAGAGGTGATTACAATCGAGGACATGACATTCTGGGGCGTTACTGGCTGTCTGCTTGCGCTGCTACTGGGCTACTTGGCGGGGCGCGTGCATGAAGCTGTTTCGTTTCCGCGGGAGGAAGCGCGGGCCGGAAGGCTGCAATTGCGGAAGCCTAGGGCTTAGTGCGGCTCTATGGGAGGAAGCGGATTACCGCTCCGCTCGCCCGCAACGGGCCGTCGCGGATTGTGGCTTCCGATGCCCGGCGTTACCGGCGGGTTGGGACCGAGCGGGTGATTCGGCTGATACACCCGCGTCTCGCGTTTGGCCGCGCGCGTTTTCGCCTCGGGGTTTTCGGGCGCCCTGATGAGCTTGACTTGCGCGATGACTTCG